ACATTATAGGCTTCATCTTTATTATAGAAAATAATATTACATGTATATCTTGGCTCAAGACCTCCTTTACCATCAGGCACGCCTCTAAATCTGCCATCATCATCTACAGCGTCACAGTATCTACCAATATCATACAAAGTCCATTTATCAACAGAAGAGGAATCAATATAATTGCCCAAACCATAATTAAAGTCTGTAATTATATCATACAAAATCCATGCGGGATTATCTGTCCAAGCAATTTTAAAAGTACCGTCCCAATCTCCGTAATAAATTTTATTACTGTCGTAAAAGTTTGTATTGCAAAACTGTTGTAGTTTTGAATCAGAATCGTAAAGTAAATTAAATTTTGCACCACCAGTGTCTTCTGCGAGTTCTCTGAGAGTTCTTGTCCCAGAACGATCAGGGTCTGTATTTAAATAATACAATTGAATTCCAGCTTCTCTTGCCCTGTTCAAGAGAATTTGATAAGTTTCGGAACTCATCGTTTCTGGAGTTGATCCAGAAAAATAAACGACTTTTCTTACTGTATTTTTCCAAAGATTTTGAAGAACGGTTTCTTCTGACAGCTTGCCTACTTCATCAGTTATACTGAATTGACTTTTTCTTAAAAAGAAATTGGCAATATTAGTTTCGGAAGGATTTGTTGCTGGACTTAATTGGGCTGTGCTTAGAGCAGTGTCTAATTGTTTAAATAAATTTGTTTGATTTGCTCCAGCAGAATCTGGAGTTTCCATTTCTGCAAACGAGGCCGTATTATAATATGTAAATCCAACTATAGTTTCATTGGTTGCTTGATTTACGACCGTATTAGTTCCCGATGCAGCCGTTTGCCATATAGAAAATCTTATATTAGTATATCCAGCAACTAATTTGAAGATCATTTCTTGCAAATTTCTTCTTATCAAAGCTTTAGTTTGAGCATTCATGTTTTGATCAACCATGAATATAACGTCAAGACTATTTGGGTTTGCTGGATAATCTGGATTGGCAAAGACATATCTTCTGTCTAAACCATCTCCACCAATAGGAAAATAATTAGAAGGCACTTTTACCTTCTTCATTTTCACATCAAACTCTCTATTTGGCATGTTACCAAATGTTCTTGAATCAAATTTCATACCAACGTGAGCTACATATGGATATGAAAAGTTTCTATCTATTACTTCGTAAATACCATCTAATACGACCTCTTTTTTTACTAAAGGAGAAATTGTTTCAGCAGTTCTTTTTTCTACTATAACATACCTGTCTCTGCCATTTTCAGAAGGCAATAATTCAATTTCATTTGAATTGCGTAAAGTTGCCTGAGAAACCACATTGGTATCAACACTGCTGCTTGTGCCTTCATCTGGATCTGTAGAGTTCGGTTCCATTTATATATAATAAAATTTATGCTGTTATTGTAAAGGTTCTTGTATAGTAAAGTGGATCAGTTGGATTTGAAGGCGTGCTGCTTGCAGAAAGTCTAACTGGCGCATTATCAGGAGAAGCGGCATCAATATAAACATAATGAGTGCCGATACTTAATTTCTCCATAATTTCACTTGAAATTGTAAAAGAAAATACTCCATTGTCTCCTATTTCAGAAGCTAAAACTCTTTGCTGATATCCAATTAAATTTCTATTTTCATTTGTTATTCCAACATCTATTTGAGCTACTATACTAGTAGCTGCTTTTGTATAAGACGTAGTACCATCTGTTAATATATAAGTTGCCGTGCCAGACAAAGTAATAGTTTGACTTCTCGTATAACTTGTAGGACTAATAACATCAAATACCGCAGTTGCTCCATCCCCCACAACACCAGGAGAAAATATAATTCTATTTGTTGCTGTAGGAACGTAAGGCTCAAAAGACTTTTTTCTTAAATTATAAATAACAGGTAAAACCGCAGAAGGGTTTCTTGGGTTTATCTTTGAGGCCAAAAGCTCTTGATATGTTTTTTCTAATGGCATTATAAATTTATAATTATGGTTGATTTATAGGCACCGAGGGTTGAGCGGCTTCTATTTGACCTGCGGTTAAACCAGGTAGTCTAGGTGATGCACCCCCAGAACTTGGAGTTGCGCTTGTAGTTGTGGTCGCTCCTCCGCTTGAAGTCACTGCTCCAGAACCTATTCTAGTTGATTGCGAAACTGGTTCACCTAACATGTAAGCGTAAGGAGAAGTTACTGTTCCAGTAATAGGATATTCTTTTGTTGTGACTTTTCTTGTACCTTCGATACCGTGTGTAACAGCGATAACAACTGTTGTTGGTTTTTGCATACCCAGATCGCCAGATTCACCAGGAGCAGAACCTTTATCAACTGTATCGCTGAGAGCTTCAATAATTAAACTGATTCTAATTTTTCTTACGTCTTTATTTTTTATATGATGAACAAATGTGAATGGATCTCTAACATCTGTTGGATAGCCAAGCGCCCAGTTTGTAAAACTTTTCCCATCTCTTACGTCATTAGATCCACCAACACTTTGATCACTTGGAACATTTACCGGCCCTAGTAATCTAAAACTAGCTGGTTTATAAATGAAAACATTACTAAAATTAGCCAATGGCTTTTGATTCTCTGTTCCCAAATTAATTTCCATAACAACATTTCGGAAATTATATTTACCATCATAATTCATAACTGGTACTTTATTCAAATAGACTCCCTTTAACATGTCTAAGCCATAAACTTTTTTGCCAAATTGATCAACCAAGCCATAAATCGGACCTTCGCAAAGTAAATCGACAATTTCTGCAATTGATATGGATTTTTTTAAATCTTGAGGTCTTGGAGGAGTAAGAGAAGGAACCTTATTATTTTGTTTCCCACTGCTGCTTCCTCTATAAAATCTGTATGGATTTAAAATTTTCATTATGCCGTTTGAACTGCTTGGCTTAATTCTGGAGTCGAAACTCCTCTAAATCTTGTAGGCGTTGATAAGAAATTAATATTCACTTTAACTGGAGCGGAATAATAGATATCTCTATTATTTACAGTAACCTTGCATCGATATCTAGCTTTATAAAATGAATATCCAGTTGTTCTTTGCCCTTTAACCAAAGGTCTTTCAGATATAAATCTAGCAATTCTATTTGATTCAGCTGATTTTTGTTCAGAATAAGTTATAAAATCTTCTACAACTTGTTGGAGAGAACTGCCAGAAATAGCTGTAGAATTTCTTTCAAAAACCGCTCCAACTTGAGCAATTGCCGATCCAATAGATGTCCAATTTGTAGTTCCAACAGTTTTTATTTTATATCTTTCTCCAGCTACAGTGGCACCTACAATTAAAGCCCTTTTGCCTATATCAGAAAACTTTTGAGTCTTTGGTGTCGTCAGGTCAGAAACGGAATGAAATAATTTTTCTTTTGGTACGAGTTGCCAATCTGAAAATACTCCATCTCTGTTAGTGTCATATCTATAATACAAACTAATTCCTTCGCTACCTCTTAAATCTTGCAGCCTTGCTAGTAAGCGATGATAGCCAGCAGTTAAATACAATGTTGTGGTAGAAGAATGAAGTCCAGAAATTTCAGCACTGCTTGGTTGACTGATCCAAGGCGGATTTGCAAATCCAGAAAACATTGCATGGCCGCTATAATATGCACTAGCCAAAGTAGAATCTATATATAAATCTGAAGCATCGTCAGAATCAAGTTTAAATTCATATGCGCCTACTGGCATTATTTTGCCATTTCCAGTTCCTTGCGTTTGGTTTTTATAAAATGTTGAGCCTATTCTTGGAGGTATAGCTGTTCCACCTAGTCCAGTAAATCCTAAACCACTCCATTGTCCCGTATCTCCAATTTTAATAATTTCGTACAATCCAGTGCCTGTTCCAACTTCAAAAACATCTTTTATGAAACTTTTGCCATCGCCGCCAACTGTCGGCACATAAAAATAACCAAGAAACTCCATCCCATAGTTATCAATATTTGCTGTAGTTCCATTTATTTTGCCTTCGTATACATTGTCTATTGCATCAACATAAGTATATTGATTTTTATCTTCGTAGGCTGGATAGTCAGAGAATAAAGTATCCATCTCTGCTGTAGTAGTGGGAGTTTCAACTCTAGTCCAAAATGTTGATTCTGCAACTGGCGCTCCACCAGCAATTTCTCCTGTTGTCGGTAAGTGGCCAGAAACACCATTGGCAGGTACGCATTTATACAAATACTCAAGATTTGGCGGTAAGATTTTTCTCCACCATGTTGAGTTTATGGTATTTCCAGCGCCAGTTGGCAATTGACCAGAAAATCCTGTACTAACTATTGCTTGAAAATATGTATCAGTTGCAGGACTGCCTGTTGGATAATTTACAAGTTCTCCGCTGAAATAATTATAACCAGTGTCCCAAGTTGCAAATTTCAAATTATTAAATTGAGACGGACCAAACTTTACTAAATCACCTTGAGAATATTTTTGAAAATATCCAGTTTGACTGCTTTTCAATCCAGTGAAAATAGACTGAACTGTAAAATCTGGAATATGATAAGATCTGACAAGAAGACCTGATTTAACTGTATATGGATTTTCTATTTTTACTTTGCCCTTTGAGCTATCATTGCTTAATTCTTCCCACTCATAACTTATATTATCATCATAAGTTGTTAAATCTGGATTAGAAACTATATCACCATTTTTTCTGACTACAACTTCAACAGGATTAGAAAAAACTTTATCTGCACTATTTGTTACAATATCAATATAAGAATTTAAAACATTAACGGTATAAAATGTAGTAGTGTCATCCATGTCAACAGCTTGATTGGTGCTGAACATGTCTTCTACAGCACCGGCTGGTGCAGCTTCGTCATCGGCTACTAGCTCAACATATTCATTGATTGGTTTATCAACAGGAGTCATCAATTGCTTAATATCAGTTGCTAAAGCATAGTGATCTGTGCTTGCACTTATTTGAGAGCTTCCAATCTTTAATCTACCATACCCAACTGGAACTGCTTGACCTTGAGATGTGTTTGCCGGTTTATTTCCAAATAAATAAGATTTACCGCCAGCCTGCACTTCTTGATTAAAATCCGCTTTTGGTTTAGGGGTTAGCAAAGACATGACTCCTTGAATGGCAATGGATGCACCAATCATTGCTACTGTACTTGCAACTCCAGCTAAAGAACCTCCTGCCGCGAAAGCTCCCATTGCTGCTGGACCTCCAATTGCCGCGAGTCCTCCCGTAGCTACGACCAATACCGCTCCAAGCACTATCATTCCTATTGCCATACCATTTTTCCCTGCTCCCCAAACAATAGGAACTATATGAATTTCATTTGGAGCTTTTTGAATCTCCGCTTCCTTGGGGTGTTGAACAACCTCATCATCAATCACCATTCTATAATGGACCCCCTTCATTGCCAACTTCTTTATTTCATCTAAAAACCCTTTTTTATTAGCATTGATTGCGAGCAAAGCCTCTTTAGCAGAATTTATATTGAATTTAAATTCTTCGCCAAATTTGTTTCGCAATTCTCCGTATAGATAAACATTAGTCATATTTTTTCTTTAGTATCTCAACATATTCTTGTTTTACATGTGATTTTTTAGGTAGCAACAAATTAAATTTTTTAGTTTCTTTGCTATAAATAATGTAAGGAATGCAAGAGTTTTCGCAGTTGAATTGATCAAATGTTGATTCTTGTTCTGTTGAGGTTGGGTGGGTATGATAAATTGCAGCGAGTTTACCACTCCTGATGTGCCTTAGAATTTCCAACGGATGAATTTCAAATACATCATTCGCATAAACCGCTATATTTTTTGCAGGTTCTGTTTTTAAATCTCCGTTTTCAACAAAAACAAATCCACAAACTTCTAATTCAGAATTACTTGCATGTTCAATTATTGATTGCATTATTGTGAAGAAACTGAATATTCCTCTACACCAGGAAATCCACCGAAAGGTAAATAATCACCAGATCCAAATCTTAGTTTACATCCATTAAGGGTTTTAGAGCATTGGTCGCAAACCCAGTATTCTTTATTGAAAGAAGGATTTCTTACGCCGCTTGCCGTATGAGTTTTGACACAAACATAAAATCTTAAAAGAGGGGTGTAGTTAGGAATTGCATTTATGTCTCTTTTGGCAACTTTAACATTATGATTCTCGATATAAACGAACTCTCCAACTTTATAAACTCCAGCATTTGCTTTCCACAAGCCTCTATTTAATCCATCCAACAAAGCGTTGTTGCCGAGAGGAATGGAAGAACTTAACTGGGAATTTGAATAAAATCTTTGACTAGAAGTTAAAGTATTTTGCTCTAAAACATCATAGTAAAATCTTGATGCCGGTACAGCCTCCCAAGTTGAACTCCCAGTTATTGGAGGCGGCTTATAGTATAAAGTTACGCCTTGTCCTCCAGTGTACTCATGATGTCTGATCAAAATTCTATGATACCCTGCGGACAACGAAAGAGTAGAAGTTGTTGTTCCTGTCGGAGAACCTGCTTGACCCCTGCCACCATAAAAGTATGCAATTCTGTTTCCATCTATAAATAAGTCCGCGCTATCGTCAGGATCAAGTCCAAATTCATAAACACCAGCTTCATTTGCATTTACTTTAAAATATCCTATAAATTCATGAGCAATATTTTCTGCATTTTCTACTGTTGTATTTGAAAGAACTGTTTCAGAACTAAATGTAGAATTTGCAATTTTTGTCGTCATTGTACTAAGATCACTAGCATATCCCGCAGCTGTTCCTGTATAATATCTTCTTAAAAGCCCCGCTTTAAAATCAACAGCTTTTCTTAAACGCATGTCATTCTCGTCAGCAACTGGTGGCCCCATGTATTTGCATCCATTGCCGCGATAGTGAAAACCGCAGTATCTTGCAATTACAGATCTCTTGGGGAATGTTACGTCTTCAATTTCTAAAGGAGAAGATAATTCAAACTCAACAACTGCACGATTTTCAGTTGCTCTTCTAAGAATATAAAATACTTGATCTTCTAATCCAGCAGTAGCGTCAGCAGAACCGTAGGGGTTTTTGTTGTCAGAAAAATTTTGATTATCTAAAAACTTTGCAAAAGTTCTTTTTCTTACCACTTTTGCACCAACTAAATTATTATAGCGTCGAATTAAATTAGAAACGAAAAAATCTTGATTTGAGACTGCCAGCTTGGGTCTAGGCAACGAACCGTCGCCTTTACTTTCAAAACCAGAACTTTGAATAGGGAAAGGTAAATATTCTATTCCCTGCCAATAAATCGAACCGTTTATGCCATTTGTACCGCCATGAATGTATAATTTATCATCTGGAGTATTAATATAATCATAGTAAATAACAAAAAACTCTAACAACGCTGTTGGTTCCAGCGAGAAAAGCTCCGCATTAACTTTTTGATTAGAAGCCCTTGACATTTCCTTTTACCCCTTAATTATATTACACGCATATGGCAGGTAAAAACAAAATAAAAATTAACAGTT